TTCCATTCCGGAATCTTCAAATGTAATATCATTCATTCATTGTCTCCAGCGAGAAATACGAGTGCCAAATTTTATCGTCTTTAATAAATTCATGCAGGATAGTTGGGTGTAGTCCCTTTTTGCGCATCATATCTCTCAGCATTATCAGCTTTTCATTTCTTGGTGTGCGAGAATAAAAGCTCACCTGCCATGTGATTTTATCTTCATAGTTGTCACCTGATGCCATCACATCATCCCATGCTATTTCCCAATAATCAATTCTCGGAAACTTCTTTCCATTATCAAGATCAGATATTCCTTCATTGACCGGACAGCCAGTGGCATGTAACATCTCACTTAGTTCCTGTTTCGTCATCATATACCTCCCTGTCATATGCCGGAGTCTTAAGTGTCAGTTCTGTTTCTTTGAAACCGTCTTTAGTGGTCACGTGAGCCACATTGTATATCTCATGCTG